AAAGTAATGTTGTCAGCTGAAAATTCGATCTTGTCTAACGTAAGTTCTTCCTGAGAATCTGCTCCAAAGGAAACTGGTTTTATTGGATTGTCAACATCTGAACGCTTTTCATAATGTTGTTTTGAAAGTTCATCTATTCGTCTATCTTCTTCATTTTCCTCATCGGTTTTTTCACGGAAATGTCGGCCGACATACCAATCCCATGGGTCTTTATCTTTTCGTTCGTGTATTTTTTTATTAATGTTTTCAAGCTCTTCTGCAACTTCAGGTGAAACTTCTTTCTTGAGAACATCAAATTCTTCTTCCGCCTTTTTGCTTTTTAACATGGTGCCGAGTAATAGCGGAAGCGCTGTTGCTAAACCCGCTAAAATAGAAGCTAAAATTGGAGTAATGGCTGAACTGCTAGAGTCGGAATTTGTTACCGATTTGGATTTGTTATCAACAGAAAATAGCTCCAACATGTGCGAAAGCAGTTGGGTATTCTGTGCCATCTTATCGTCGATGGAATTGAACTTGAGACGAATAGCTTCGAGTTTTAAAGCTTCAGCTTTAGAAGAATCTTTTTTCTTTCTTTCGTGCACTTCATCATCGTCATCACGAAGAGCTCCTTGAACCATGTTTCTGGTTGGGGACCAATTGCGACTATGACGAGGCAATCCAAGACCTTTTGCCGTAGAATCAATGTATGTTCTACCAACGGTACCTGCAGCATATCCAACACCATATGCTGTTTTGTTTACAGCATATCCAAGTCCATATCCAACACCATATGCTGTTCTCTCGAAAATGGTCATTCTTATCCCTTGTTCTTTGCTTCTTCAACCTCCCTGATGTATTTTATGACTAAATCTCGATAGATGTCAAGTTCAAATGGCATTATATTCTCAAGGTCAGCAATGGAATATTTATGATGCAGACTCAGAGAGGATATGGTGTTATAGTAGGAGTCTAGGGACCGGTTGCTCAGCGCAAGGTAAAAAAATCGGCTAACGTGTTCAGCGTAATAGTGCGTTCTGACCCCTTAGAATTAGTATAATTGATGACATATTCCAACTTGGGGGAATCTCTCAGAAACTTCTGAATTGTTTCAAATGTCTTTACGTCTAACATTTCCACGAAAGCAGTAAGTTCTTCCTTTTTATAATCTTTGCCGAGATAGACTTTCTTTTCATCATATACCTGGTCAATGCATCTTGTGATTAGTTCAAACATGATAGTTTCTTCTTTTGTATCAAGAAAAATCTTATCATCATAAAGAGAGGCTGATGGATATTTAAGAATGATTCCAGAAGTACCAGAGATTGCAATCTTTGGTTCTGCTTTCTTCGGGAATTTAACTTCGATTTTGTCGATGTCAATCTCAAAGTCATAGACTTTACTATCTTCAGAATCTTCATAGGAGACTTTGATTACATTCTCGATTGATGATCCGCGAAGTTTAAGGAATAGATATTCCAAATCGAAAATGGTCAGGGCATTGACACTGAACATTGGATCTAATGAACAGTTGTTCACTACCTGTTTAATTGCAGAAAGAATATCGACATTATCTTCGGATGATTTTGCCATCAGAAGAAGTTTTTCTTCCTTGACTAAAAAGGGTCGGAAATTAGCTTTGGTTTTTGTAGAGGGTATTTCTAGACTTAAAATTGGGTGGGCGAATTTAGGTAGCGCTGCTGCCATTATATATCTCCATGATATAGATTATCGAGTTGCGGTTACTGAGAAAAAGCTTCCTGGTCGACTATTTATACTGAGTTTAGCACCTGCTGCCCATGTATCCGTAGTTGTTGGTGCACCTGCACCATTTTCAGTAGCAAAATCCATCATTTCCCATTGTCTGAAAGTAAATCCCACATTCATTTTTAGAATCTGATCATTTTCACCCCATGAAAGCGGTGTACTAGGTATAAGTGTAGGATATGCATCTATTAGTTTAAAACTCATAACCTTTCTACCATGCGGTTCATAGACATTGATAATAATATCAGTAGAAAAGTTTTCACGGTATTCCATTGTGTATGATGGGACTCTACCACCAGAGGCTTTTTGATCCCATGAAAAAATGGAATTATGCCAGAAATAAAAATATGCCCATAGTAATCCATAACTATCAGCAATAAAAGTAAATGCAGTATCTGTAAAAATTACATTTACAGGAGTCTTTTGATTTGGACCAATACCATATCGTGCAGAATCAGTAGTAAGAAGAAGCGAACCAGGTATCTGGGCTGTATCAGCTCTTAATACCATCAACTTAGGAATTTCAGATAAAGAAGCGCTGTTTACTGCTTTACCACTATCAGAATTGACGATGCTAAATCGTTTGCCCTGCATAACTTTTGGAGTACCAAACATTACTGTGAATGAATGGGTCTTCAGATACCCATCAGATTGAATACTACCTTTAATTTCTTTTAAATCAAATGGCATTAGCCCACACTTTTCTGTGATTCTGCCCACACATAACTGGCAGATTTCTTTGCAAAACGCTGGGTAGGCAGCATCAAAGCCATATCCCAATTATTAGGTTTCACCTTGACCACATTAGATCTAATATGATTAGCTAAATAACGCTTATAACATGGCTTGAAATGCGTCATTTTAGATATTGATTTGAGAATATTATAAGAAATATGGAGTTTCATTTTATCCGTCCCTTTTCCTTCAGCCGTTTTATAAAGCGCGTCCATAAGTTTCGCGCGAAGAAAAGGAGGTAGATAATGAACATTAATTCCTGCCCAACCATCTGGATAAATTTCCGAGACGAATACTAGAGGAAACTTATCATAGTATGGTAGCGTGTCTTTGTGTTTAGGATCATAAAAATAAAATACCATTGAACCTATAATGGTAGAATCCATTCTAGGAACTGCTTCATTTTCTTTGTCACTTAACAATTTAGTTGGCGAGACATAAGTGATCTTCTGCGCTAACTCTCTGAACCAGATTGCTGATCTAGCCAGTCTACCTCCAGCAGCACCTGCAGCAGTTCTCGCAGCAATTGCCCTACTTGCCAGAAGCGTAAAAATGTAAGCCAAAAATGTCCTCATAAATAGATGTGGATTCCAACTATTTATGGTTAAATATGCAGGGTATTTTTAAGCCGGTGAACTTCAAAAAGTACAAAGGCGATTACACTAGAATAGTGTATCGTTCATCCTGGGAACTTAAAGTAATGAGATCTCTAGATTCAGATGATACTGTTCTAGAATGGTCTTCCGAAGAAATTGCAATACCTTATGTCTCGCCCAAAGATGGTCGTATTCACAGATATTTTCCTGACTTTTTCGTTAGAAAGAAAGATGGTTGTTACATATTAGAGGTTAAACCACTTAATCAGAGTATCCCTCCGACAGTTTCTAAAAAGAAAACCAAAAAGTATATTAATGAAGTAATTACCTATGGGACTAACATATCTAAGTGGAAGGCGGCAAAGGAATACTGTACTGGCAGAGGATGGAGATTCCAGGTACTGACGGAGAGAGACCTTAATATTGTCTCTAAATATTCTAAACGCTAAAAGAAAGAAAACATGGCTCCCCAATTTAATCAACCAGCAGAATTGCCCAAAAGAGATATTGGAAAACAACCCCTGTGGTTTCCAAATGATCTTGAGGATTATCTCTATCATATTACTTTCGATTTTCGCAAATTTACCAGACGAGATATTACCGATCGAGCTTTCTATGGCACAGGACAGGATGGTACTATAAGATTGCCAATTCCTGGCAATATGATTGATAATACCGCAGTCGGTTGGGGTACTAATGAACTCAATCCAGTTCTCGGTGCACTGATTGATTATGGTGCCCGTATTAGAAATAAAACTGAAATTAAAGACGGATTGAGGGATCAAATATCGGCAATGGCAAGCGCAATGGCGAAAGATGGAGCTCCTGGAGCTCTTATTAATTCTCCATTTGCTCTTGCTCTTAAAGAACTAGGTGCTACTAAAGCAGTTGAAGCCGTTATAGGCCTTACAATTAACCCATTCATGACGGTGCTTTTTGAAACTCCGACTTTCAAACGTCATTCATTTCAATGGAGATTAGCACCGAGAAATAAGACCGAGACAGATACAATTAGAGCACTTCTTGCCCGTTTCAGATTTAATATGCTTCCATCTCTTAACAATTCTCTTGGAATTGGATTGCTTTTGAATTATCCGAATATGTGTTATGTCGGTCTTTATCCAAATAACAAGGATCTTTATAAATTCAAACCTTGTGTTATCACCGCAGTATCTACAAACTATGCACCAACTGCTCCTTCATTTTTCAAATCAACGCAAGCTCCTGTTGAAGTTCTTCTTACGGTTGAACTTCTCGAAATGGAATACTGGGTTCAGGAAGATGTTGCAGTAACTTGGGATACTCAACTCAATGAAGGTGGCAAAATTGATACTGATGCATCTGTTGACAAAGGTGCATTAATATAATGTCTGAAAGATATTTCACAAAATTCCCCAGAATTATCTATAACGGCGTTCCTGCTGTAGACATAACTAAACGAGTTAATCTGCTAAATAATGTTCGTGATAATCCATTTTTGTTTTATCTTTATGATGTCAAAGAAGGTGAACGAGCTGATCAGGTAGCAGAAAAATACTACAATGATCCAAACATGTCATGGTTAGTTTATCTATCAAATCAGATAATTGATCCATATTATCAGTGGCATATGGAATATAACGAGTTAAATAAATTTATAGCAAAAAAATATGGTTCTGTTGAAATTGCTCAGCAACAAATTGCATATTATAGAAACAATTGGGCCGGTGTAGATGATATAACTATAGAACGGTTTGCTGCATTTTCTGTTCCAGAATTGAAATATTGGGATCCCGTTTATGGTGTTGGAAATGAGATAGTTGCTTATTCAAGAAAAATTATTGATTGGACACTCAACACTAATAAAATACTACGTTACTATACAAATGCAGGAACCGAATTTGCTGATGAAGAAATTGTTACTATAAAACTCTCTGAATCTACCTCTGGAAAGGCACATGTTCTTTCTTCAAATTCTTCTACCGTAGATATTCAGCATGTCTCGGGCGTCTATAATACCTCTGAAACAGTAGCACTTTCTGGCGTCTCTAGGATCACAGGTACTAAATCTAAAGTTACAGGAATTATTTCAAAGATAACAATGCTTTCAGAATCTATCACTGGATCTGAAGATGTTTATTGGGAACCAGTTTATTGGTATGATCTTGAAGTTGAAAAAAATTCTAAAAACAGAGCAATCCGTCTGCTGGATTCTAAATTTGCATCACAAACAGCTAGAGAACTCAAGGATAAAATGTCTACGAAATGATTGATAGCACTTATGCTGGTGAAGTAGTAATAGACACGTTACTTTTAACAGGTCCTCGCGGTAGTTGGGACATGAAAGATATTATCATGCAGTCTTCTGTATATGAAAATATCTTTGCAAAAGGAACATTTGCAACCTTTAAAGTCTTAGATGTGGATGATACTATTGGTGATTTGCTGATGTCTGGTGAAGAATCTATTCTTTTCCAGTTTCATCATATCTCAGTACCTGAAGAAGAACCACAACGTGCTAGTTATATTTTCTCAATTAATAAAGTTACTACTATTCAGGGTGAAGGAGGTCTTCAGAAAGCAAAAACCTATACTATTGAATGTGTTTCTCCAGAAACACTCGTTGCTAGAACTGGAATGATCCAGAAGAATTGGCAGAATACTCCTATTTCTTCTATGGTCAATGACATTTTCAGTTCTGAACTTGGATCGCCTCGTGGTCTTGTTACGGAAGCAACCAAAGGCGGTCAGGATTTTCGTGCTTCAAACATCAAACCATTTTCGGCTATCGAACAACTTCAAAAACGAGCAGTCTCTGCTAAGGTAGATTCTTCAGCATATGTGTTCTTTGAGAACAGAGATTCATGGCATTTTGAAACTATCCAGGCATTATATGAGCAACCACATATAAAATCCCTTGCACAGACTGATGCTATTGGTTCGGGTCATAATGATGCTTTCGATAGACAGATTATTCATTTTACTATCGTGTCAATGCTTAATGTAGAAGCTCGATTGAAAATGGGTGCCGTTGCTACTAGAGTTTCTATGTTTGATCAGCGCACCAGAGATTTTAAAGAAAAGATATTCAATCCTACGTCATTTTTCAATAAGGGTGGATTTGAAGGTGCATTTTCTAAGATAGGTAAATCCCTCCATATTCCTCTGAATACTCGAGCGCCTACTTCACAGATTCCTTCAGATGCTCCTGGAACTGCTACTTCTGCAGCAGACATGATGCAGCTCATAGTCCAACTTCAGGTTTTTGGTGATACTATATTTCAGGCAGGTAAGACTGTGGACATAAATATTCCTAAGACAGTGTCACTGACCACGGATATACCACCAGATCCAATCGTATCGGGTAAGTTTTTAATTTCAAAATTGCGCCATAATATTGAATCTTCACTTACCAGACCGAGATATACCTGTATCGTCGAGGGAATCCGTGGCAATTTTAATACGGAGATTTCATAATGTCTAATTTCGGAGCAGACCAACGCAATCCTACACATGGTACTGGCGTCATAGTAGATAATACTGATACTAAAGGTAAAGGTCAGGGCAAAGGTGATATGGCCGGCTGGTATCAGGTTAAACTTCATCATACGCAGACTAATATTCCAGATGAACAATGTGGTTGGTTTCCTGCCCAAAATCAAGGAGCTGCACACCAGAAGATTGGTCAATTTCTTCCTATGGCTAAAGGTTCTGTTGTAAGGGTGCAATTTACTGACCAGCATCAGATGCAGGGTGACATTACTGGCTCACTTGGTTCAGCAGGTAAGGGCAAGGGCGGTGACACAGTAGATGGAGCTACAGACGTAGAAAGAGAGACTAATGCTGCACCTCAATATGCCCGCGGTGATGTAAAACAGCCAACATCTTTTGGCTGGCCAGAGCATGATGAAGCATATCGTGAAGACGGTCACAAGGGACACAAAGATCACGACACCTTTAGAAAAAAGAAAATTCCA